TTTTTCAGCGCAGTCCGCATACCACATATGCGCTAGACGATTAATGGCGTGAGATCGCTTTTCTTGCGCGTCTGTAATAGTGACCAGGATAGGTTTGTTAAGAGATGTCTCGATGCTGCGAATGCTTTTTGCTAACTCATCTCTCTGATGATCGTTAACAATTCTCACCGGATATCTCAATAAGCCAAGTTCACTCATCGCGCCACCTTACAAATCTCGATCACTTGGGCATTACGGTTTTCCCAATTCCTAACCGTATGCTCAGATAAGACGCAAAGCGCACCACCTCTCTCGCAAATATAGGCATCGTCACCCATCGAGTTGATCAACTTGACCCTTGCTATTGCGTCATCAATGCTCAAATCAACCTCCGCTTTAGCCATCCGGCAGAAAACTTTTCAAGCGTTGTTTCGCAGACACTTTCAGGACGCACCGCTTTGGATTTTCTTTTAAATAAATATTCCGTAAAATCACGCTGATTGGATAAGCGATTGCGAATCGTATGCTCGTTTCCACCGGATCGCGCAATGATCTCGTTCTTGGTGTAAGAACAACCAAATGTGAATCGAGAATCATCACCTAAGAATTTATATTTGTTCGGCAATTTTGGATCACCCATCGAATAAACCTCTCAACTCTGCAATGCCCTTTTTTGCAAATTCTTTTCTCTCTGCCGCTGTACAGGTTGGCAATTCAGCAACATAGGGCTTATGTGCCAACGTCCCTGCCGACCCAGTAAACACGCCCTCGTTAGTCAACAAGCCGATGATTGCGTCGATGTCAGGCCAACTGAAACGATCATTGCCTGCCCTTTTTTCCTTGTGTACAAGATCAAATGCCTCTGCCATCTCCTCTCGACTAAACTTTGCAATCTGTTTACCAAACTCTCTTCTAGCTAGACTTAAACTCTCAGCATCAGGCCACTGGCTTTGCATCTTTGCCGTACCATAGGTGTTTTGAAGTCGCATAAAAAAATAAGCAATCGCATCTTTATCATCATCACTAAAAGTTTGTAGCTTTCCTGTAGTCGTAGAGACCTGAGGCGTAGTCACTTCTGCGCTCTGTAGCAGATTGTTTATTTGCATTTTCTTTGCTCCATTTTTTTTCATTGCTTTCCCACCGCCTGAATGCGCCTTTCCAATCTTTCATCGGTGATCGACCAACTACCCATCCCCTGCTTTCGTGGTAATCAAGAAAAGCCTGTGGATCGGAGATATATTGATTTTGATTTTTGTACTCAGTGACTTGAGCAAGAGAAGGTTTTGTGAATCGTTTGGGGGGATTGCCCCCTATATCTGTATTATTAAGAGATGTATTATTACCTTCAGCATTTTCTAAATACCCCTGTTTAGTTTTTGATAGGGGGGTGTTTAATTTATTAACTACCCTCAAGACCCTCTTTGTAATCACGTTTTTATCGCGGATTAATTGAATCTGTATAAAGCCCTTGGCCTCAAGTGACTTAATGATTTGAGTGCATCGACCTTTTGAAATGCCAAAGAATTCCGCAAAGTATGCATTTGATGCATAGCAATTTTGCTCGTTGTCTAGGGAGTCTATTTCAACTAAAAAAATCTTTTCTAGGAGGGTCAGTTCGCTTGCAAGCCATATCTCGCGTGGTATCCATATTCCTTTGAAGTCGCGTTCTTGCACTAAACTTTCCCTTTTTTATGCAATTATTGAGCAAACTATATACGCTTTTACGCGTTATAGCAATAGGCGTTAAAGCTACTGTTACGTTTCTACGCGTATTTTTTTAATCAAATGCGTATTTTTATTTGCTGAATGCCCAAATGTATGCCAGAGTGAAAGGGTATTAAAAATGCTAATAAAAGGAATAAGAAAAAATGATGGTCAATACGCATTCAAATTACTATGCGCTCGTAAGCTTGAGCTGTCATCAAATGACCGCAGAAATGCTGTGGTGGGCGGCGGATTCAGGGGGGCAATGTTGTGGAAAATGATATGATTTTAAAAAACCTAAAACTTCTTAGTATATCTCAAAAACAACACCTTCTCTCTCGTCTAAAAAATCAACACGAACACGAAACAGCCAAGCGATATCTGCGCGACTATAATCTTGCACTTATATCAGCGATGCGCGTCAATAGCAGTTAAGATTTGTCGATTAATTTTTGAATGTAAGCGATTTCGCGCGCGCGATCATCATCAGACAACTGCATGATGAGATTTAAAATTTCTTTTTCCAACGCGGTGTGATCAACTTTAATTTCATCTTCGGAAACGCCAGTTTCCAAATAGGTAGGATCGACACCCATTGCTTGACCCAACGCAATCAAGCAGCTTGTTTTTTTATTCTTGTTAAGCTCAATCGCGCTTATCCTGGTCTGATCAACGCCTGAGATTTTAGCGAGCATTGCTTGCGTCATCCCGGCATTTAACCGCGCTTGCTTAACCCTATCACCCATTTCCATTGATTTTTACACTCTATCAAATAACGCGTTTAGATTACCTTTAAGTACGCTTGTACGCAAGTTTTTTAAATTAATACGCTTTTACGCGTTGCACCATTAAGTTTTTAATGTTACGCTTGTACGCGTTACTGAAATACTTTTAAGGAAATATTATGGAACAAGGCAACACTTTTTTAACGCAGATGATGGCCTCAAACAGCTTGAGCCAAGTTCAAATTGCTCAGGCCACTGGCGTTAGTCAGCAAACAATTTCAAAGCTGTGTTCTGGGGTGACTAAAACACCGTCACGCGATACCGCTTTAAGACTTGCTGAATATTTTGAGGTATCAACTGATGAAATTTATCAGCAATAAGGGGAATATTACTATGTACAAAGACAATCCCAATCGAGTAGACCCGCCAGAGGATGATCCAAATCCATATGGCTTGGAAGATGAAGGCGTAAGTCACGAGCAAATCTGCGACACCCTCGCTGACCCATTAATTTTATGGGAAGGCATGAGCGTTGATGGAGTGACTGAACCTTACCCTGCCGCAACCACATTTTTTTATATGCGCCAAAACGCGATGAGACTAGCTGATGTTGAAGAGGCTTTGCTTTACGCGTTCGCATCTAAGAATTTCGAGTCCATCGGTCACATTGTATTTGATCAACTGGAAGGCTATGCCAAGCGCGTAATCGACCATAGGAGTTAGTCATGGATATTTTAAAAATGTTTGATCAGTTTATGGAAGAAGAGCAAAAGGATGTGACAAATATAACGGCTTTTTTCTTAGGCGAAACCGACTCGCTAAACGGCAACCAGTTCAAGCGAGGGATGCACAGGGATTATGAGCGAGGTTATTCGGCTCGATATGTCCTTGAGCAAATGTTAAGCGAGAGGACATCACAATGAAAACATCTGAATCTATTAAAGAAATATCAGCAGCATTTTGTTTAGCGCAAGCCGAAATGGGTGGCGTGATAAACAACAAACAAAATCCAGCTTTTAAAAATAACGGAAAATTATCAACTTATGCAGATTTGATGGCTGTAGTTGAGGCTGTAAAACAACCGTTTTGCAATCACGATCTAGCATTTATGCAATTCCCGATTAGTAACTCAGAGGGAATGGGTGTTATCACTAGAATTATGCATAAATCTGGCGAATGGATTGAATCAGAATTTACTATGCCTTTAGTTAAGGTAAGCGCGCATGGAGCAGGGTCAAACTTTACCTACGCTAGAAGATATGCGTTGTCAGCAGCTTGCGGATTGCCAACACAAGATGATGATGGGAATACTGCATCGTTAGCAGTGGAGCCATCTGTGTATATTGATGATATGCAGCTTAAAACATTAACTGATTTGCTTGAAGAAACAAATACAGACGTTAAAGCGTTTTGTAAGCACTTTGAGGTTGCCTCTGCTAATAAATTGTTAGCCAGCCAGTTTGATCGAGCAATTGCCGCTTTGAACGAAAAGAAATTAAAAGCCGCATGATTATCTCACCGCACGAACAAGGCACTGAAGAATGGCTTGCCGCCCGTCTGGGTAAGCCATCAGCCTCAATGTTCTCAAAACTTATCACAATGACGGGAAAGCCCTCTTCAAGTGCTGGTGGGTACATTAATCAGCTTCTTGGAGAAAGGCTTACAGGTAAATCTGAGCCGCACTATCAGAATGAACACATGATAAGAGGCAACGAACTTGAGCCAGAAGCAAGGGCCGATTACGAATTCATCAGCGGTAACACAGTCGATCAGTTTGGTTTTATTCTTGATGATAGCGAAAGTTATGGCTGTAGTCCCGATGGATTAATCGGTGACTCTAGTGAGGGTGGCTTAGAGATTAAGTGTCCTGCTCAAACTACGCAAGCTGGCTATTGGCGCGACAAGCAATCTGGCGTAAAGAAATACTATCAACAAATCCAAGGTTGTATGTGGGTAACAGGCAGAGAGTGGTGGGACTTTTTTTCTTACCATCCTGATATGCCTCACGTTCTTGTTCGTGTAAAGCGCGATAAAGATTATATCGAAAAACTATCGGAGCAAGTTTTGCTTGCTGTATCAACTATTGAAAAAGAAATGGAGAAACGACAATGAGTGTTAATAATTTAATTTTTACAGGTAACTGCGGTCAAGACATGGAAGTTCGTCACACTACAAAAGGAACGCCAATTGGCTCGGTTAGCGTTGCATTAACCCAAGGCTGGGGAGACAACAAAAAAACTGTTTGGGTCAAATGTTCTATTTGGGGTGATCGTGCTGAAGGTTTAGCGCCATATCTTAAAAAAGGAACGCCCGTAACAATCCAGGGTGAACTTGAGGTAGATACCTATCAATCAAATGACGGAACTGAAAAGACCAGTATTGGGTGCAAAGTAGGCTCTGTAGCTTTTGGTCAAGCTAAATCACATGACGTTGCACCTCAATCTAGCGGCAAATCTTCTCAACCTGTAAAACAAGAAAGTTTTGACGATGATATACCGTTTTAAGGAAACCCCTTGCGGTTTGGCCCAGCCGCTACCAAGTGGGCCACTTAAAGGAGAAAGTAATGGAATATTTCATGGCGCTTTTTTTAATTGCATTTTTAGTAGCAACCATTGTTGATTGTTATGACACTTTGAGAGGTAAAAAATGAAAAGCCAAAACGCTAAAATCTTGAATTACCTGAAAACCAAAAAGCCACTGACCACGAAAGACGCGCAAGAGATGTTTTCTTGTTACCGTCTAGCAAGTCGGGTTTATGATCTACGGTCTCAAGGCCATCCGATTGTTTCTCAAACTAAGAAAGTGGGCAACGCTGTCATTGCAGAGTACCGCTATGCTAGTTAAATTTTGGTTATCCTCAACTGAGGTTGAAGAACTGACAAGAGCAAAGAGCCGATCTAAGCAAATGAAAGTCTTGGATTTTATGGGCTATAGTTATAGGATTAGGCCAGACGGCTCTTTTGTTGTTCCAGTTGAGCAGTTCCAAGAGCCAAAACAAAAATCATACACTATGGACTTTGCGTCACTTGGCTAATGAAAGGCTAAAAACAAATAAAAAATATCCTGAAAATTGGCGGTTAAGAAAGCGCGGAAAAAAGGGAGAGTTTGCGATTTGGTACAGGGTAGCTAAATCGGCACGACACCTCTGGGGCAATAAAACAGAGGTCAAGTTAGGTTCTGGCAAGACCCCGCAAATTGCAGAGAAAAAAGCCTTTGAATTTTGGGCATTAAAAATAACTGGTTCGGAAAAGCCTTATACTTTAGGCGCACTATTTACACGCTATCAAACGCAAGTTATCCCTAAGAAAGCAAAGCAAACACAAAAAAGTAATTTACAATCCATGAACCGACTCAGGTCTGTATTTGACCCCAATCAGCCAGTTGTTGATTTCAAGTCGCACCAAGTATTTCAATATCGTGATTATGTACATCACAACCTTAGTGCCAAACGCGCAAATCTTGATCTTGAAGTCCTGTCGCATATGTTTTCTAAAGCAATAGAATGGGGGTGCGAAATAAGGCATCCATCCAAATCCATTGTCGGAAAGATTCCTATTGATGATCGTGATCGATATGTAACTGATGACGAGTTGGATTGTTTGCTTGAGGTCTGTAATGCGCTTTTGAAGGTTTATATACCTTTAAAGATGGCAACAGGTAAAGACAAGTCAATGCTGCTTAGAATTAAATTAAGCGACATCACAAAGGACGGCCTGCATTTTTCAAAAAGGGAAAAGACGAAAGGTAAAAAGGGAGGGAAGGCATCATTCTTGCCTTTTGAGTTTGAAGGTCAATCAACCGGGTTAAAAGAAATTATTGATGACATTATGATCTGGAGAACCAGGTGGCTAAAAGTGCAATGCTTTTATCTGTTTGCATCCTCAACTGGTCAGCCGCTAGTTAATGAAGATGGCGAGACAAGTAACTTCGACAGCCAGTGGCAAAGAGCCATGACAAAGGCCATCAATAAGACTGATTTGGCAGAGAAGTTTCAAGAAAGAGACCTAAGAGCAAAGACTGCCTCAGATGTAGAATCAGCAGAACACGCGGCCAAACTTTTACAGCATCACAGCACAGCAACCACCAACCGCGTTTATCGCAGAAAGCCTGAGATTGTCATTCCATTTCAGCGTTAAAATTTGCCCCACAGAAAAACTAATGCCGCGCTATATATAGCCTTGAAAGCCATTCATATATGTATTGCTTGGGGCAATTATTTCAGTAAGTAATTGATTTATATAAGGTTAATCGACTATTTGCAGGTGGCTTCGAACCACTTGGTCGGGGGTTCGAATCCCTCCGGGTGCGCCATTCTCACTGAGCTGTAGCGATTCAGCAAAACCAAGATTGCCCCATGAAATCAAGTTTGCCCCACGTTTAAGGGTTATTGCTTTAAAACCTTGGCTATTTTCTCGCCACTTCTACCTACTACATAACCGCCTAAACCTATCTGAAGTAATGACCACGCCTCATCTCGTAAGGGGGTGGCAAACAACCCAAAGGTATCGCCAACAACTAGAGCCAGAAACGTCAGCATGGTGATCGGCCTCCAACTAGCCGCAAGCCAGTTTCCGCTGTTAGCCTCTGCGGTAACGATAGCGTGTTGCCCCTTAATCATTTCTTTTTCGTAATCAAACACCCTTTGCATGGCCGCTGCTTGAACGTCAAGAAGATGGCCTTTTGCCTGTAACCTTTTTT